TGTCAGATGGTTCGTTTCTCACACAAATGCATACCTCTAACCTCAAACTTGAGGGAGCCGAAATGCAAAGTTGCGTATAGCGTTGAAGACCCCGACGATTCTGTCCATTGGGACAGCATCCTCAGGGCTTTGGTGCGTGCGGTCCGAGAGGGGACTCCTGAAAAGGAGACCATCTCTTGGACCTATGATCATGAGTCCCTCTGGAGTCCACGCCTAGTGGACTCTAGAGGGTTCAGAGTGAATCAGTTCAAGTGTAGCCAGGAGACCTTTGTTTGTCTCCTGGCCACACGAACCTACTGGTACAAGCGCCTACCGGTTGCTGGAAGACGGAGGGTAAGAAAACTCTGTCTTGACAACTCCGGAAGGCTGCATCTCCGCGATATCATGAACACCGTAGACGGTGTTCTGATGTCACTGATCTTTTCATTTCCCGAGATGTTCCTAAAGGAGGGCTATGCCCTTTCAGACAGGATCACCTCGAGTGTGATGATGAATTGCTTCCACAATTACTCGAGATTTCAAAAGAATCTCAAGAAAGTGCGGAAGGACGTGAAGAAAGCGATGCTGTCGAAAACCACTGTGGTGATTGACGACAGCTACCGCGATATGTCATGGGTGGTGAGACCTCTTCAATGCTTTAATGCAATGGCGAAGTCCTCCTCCAAAGAGAAAATGTTCCGAACTGCTATGTTCGTCCAGACCAGGGCTACTGGTCTGGCCGGCAAAGAGCAGGTCAACGAATCCATTGAGTATTTCCTTTCTGCGGCTACGCAGAAGAGAGAGTTCAATACCAATCCATTGCTGGAAAGGTGTATCGATGAAGTGATTGACGAATTACTCGCCAAACCCTTCCTCGGTACAAATCCGGAATTCAAGATGTCAATGAGCACCTCTGCATGCAGAGAGAGCTCGCGGGCAAATGAAGGAAAGTTCGGATACCTGAAAACTCTTGTCCGTGATGCGGAGGTTTCTATACCTCCGCTGAGAGAAGGGATTCCAGGTACTCTGGGAAAATGGCTATGGCCTGAAGCAGCTGAAAAGCTGCTATCAGGCGATAGCTCAGTCATGGAAGTTAACGTTGCGGCTGTCCGTGAAAACGGAAAGGCACGCGTCGTTACATCAGGAAGCTTTTGGAAGGATGTGGCTCTACAACCGTTCAGCCACATCACACTCCATTTGATCAAACAGCTTGATAATCTCAGATCCGGACTCAAGGCATCACGCCTTGGGTGGCGGTTCATTGAGAAGATCGTGAGACAACCAAACGACCGTGGAGGTGTTAACTGGATATTCGATTCGAAGAAACCAGTTTACCTCTACACGTCGGATTGGGCAAAAGCCACGGACGCTCCCACACCAGAAATGGGGTGGAGAGTGACCGGGCGATTATTGGAAAAAGCTGGACTCGATGAAAGATCACTTGAGGTTGTCAAGAGATACTGGCTCGGTCCAAAGAAGCTTATGTTGAGGGGAAAGTGCGTTGGTACTCTGGTTAACGGAATACCAATGGGCGATCCACTCACGAAGACGAATCTGTCGCTCGCGCACCCTATCGCAGATAGGTATGCGCGGTACATGCTCGGTTGCCTTTCTCATGAGGAAGGAAACGGAGATGACACGGCGGCTATCAGTGATGACATCCTTTACGGGAAGTATCATCTCGAAGCGGCAGTAGCTTTAGGCTATGAAGCGTCCCCCCAGGACGACGTCACGACGACGGACTGGGGGACATACGCTGAAGAATGGTTCCATCTCCCAACTTCGAACATCAACAGTACGAAGTGGGGAAATAGGTTCAAGAATTCATTGCTTTTGCCGTACCTGGACACCCCCAAGATTCGGGTGTGTATAGGCACGCAAAAAGATCGGATTGACTTCTCGTCCGATCCAACAGGAAAAGTTACACTGTTGGGTCACGACCAGGAGTACTTCAAGCATTCTGATCCTGGTCCGCACCACACAATCTATTCGATTGCGTCTGCATTCCAGGACATCTGTCTATCAACGATCGACGACCACCGGCCTCTGTTTTTACCGAGGCAGGTGAATGGGGTGGGTAAACCCCCACCACAATGGTCCGTCGAATCATGGCTGAACATCTTGTCGAGATGTAGAACTTGGCACGCCAAGTACTACGTCGCGGCTATGAAAGAATTCTGCGAGGGAACTCGAGGTGTCACGGGTTACCGTGGCACCCTAAAAGAGTCAAACCACTTCTCTACCGAGACGATGGTCGAAATCTTCGAAATCCCCCTTGATGATCCAATCAGGAGACTAATCGTTGTGCCCGCCGAAGAGCACTCCGAATGGCCTCCTGGTGTATTGCAAAAGCTCGTAACCTTGGGCTACTTGGTTCCTGAATCCAAGTTGGCCAAGTATTACTTGTTCCAAGAAAGGCTTGAGAACCTCGAGCAGGACACGAAACGTGACCTATTCGAGGTAATCAAAGCCAAAATGATTTCTCTTCCTGATGTCTCTTCTGTTGATGAAAACAGAAAAGTCGTCAAGAGATTCGTGAAAGAATTCAGAGACTACCCCTTCCTACTGCGAGGTAGGAGGGAGGAGAATCTGTTTGCTGCTGCAGCGATCGACGGACTTGAGAAGGGGAACCCACTTACAGTTCCCCACTCATTCCCTCTAATCGCGAAATTTTGCAAACGTATCAGACCGTCCACCCCTTACGAGGAGGACGGATTGATACTCTATCAATGGTTCATGGGTGCATTCAAAGCCAAGCTGAAAGGCTGGGATGTGGATGCACCACCTACTGACATTCTCGAAGACGACCCCGTGATGATCCAAAAGATCAACGCTGGGGGCGCCGACGTATTCTTACTTGTGACGGATGACGTGAAACTGTACAGATTAGCTCTGAACAAGTTTCCCGACACCTGGATTTTCCGAGTCTCCCCTCTTGAGTATCTTCAGTCAAATACATGGCTGATCAAACAGAAGGGAGGAGACGCTGACTACGATGAGGAATTGACTGAACTCTTTCAACAAGAGTTCAAGAAAACGAACTTTACCGTCGAAGCCTTGATTGATCAAGGCTCGGTGGAAAGCTACCTCAACAAATATTTCGAGGCGGAAGGGGGCATCTATTGGCAAACAATA